GAATTAACACCGATAACTCGATATATGTGTTCTAATCAACATAGCTGGAGTGTGAAGCATGAGCACTAAAGATCATGATCCCATTAATCATCCTTCTCATTATACGGCGGGTGGTATCGAAACAATTGATGTCATGAAAGCCAAATCAAGCCATCTGGAATTTATCGGTCATTTACGGCTCACAGTAATGAAATATATTACTCGTGGCCCATTCAAAGAAAACGCTTTACAAGATTATAAAAAAGCCCAATGGTATTTAGATCGACTTATCAAAGAAATAGAAGATCAACCAAAAGGAAATACAGTCGAATTTTGTGTTTCTCCTAAAGCAGTAGACGAATGGATAAAAAATGAAATGAATCCAAAAAATCCTTGACAAACGTACAAACAGTAACTATGATTAAATTATGACAGAAATTTCTGTTTATTTATTGGGGGTAGTCATGGCTACCATTTTTATTTATTTCTATTTTAGAGAATGAGACTTATGACAAAGAAAGTATTAGCAATTGCTTATAATAAAGTTCCAATATTCAGCCCATTAGATTTAGATATAGAAGAAGCTGAATTATTAATCGGTTCACTGGTTGAATTCAGGACAAAATCAGATTTAGACAAAAAAAATGGATTCATCGAAATTAATCATGATGAATTATCTGTCAATAAATACAAAAAACTAGCCAATGTTTTAATCAATCAACGATTACTGAAAAGCAATGCAAAATCATTTCGGCTAGATGAAGTGTTCGGATTGGCTAAGAAAACAGTAAAGAAGAAAAAGAAATGATTATTCTTTTCACCATTTTATGGCTGATTCCTGTTGGATTGGCCATTTTTTTATTAAAAAGATATTATAATTTATTGAAAAAATTGGAAGAATGGAAGAAGGTTTATAATAAAAATAATGAAGCAATAGATAAATATTTTGAATTAATAAATGATTATTTGGGTATTAAATCTTATAATGAATTTGGGATGCGTGAGCACATGAAAATAATTGAGAAACACGATAGTCGATTTAATCTATTATTTTATCATTTAGGGGTAAATTTAATTAAAAATCCAAGTTGTTCTCCCTATTATTCTTTATCTAAAAAAGATGAAAAAGAACAGCATAATAAAGATGAAAAGAAATAACCTCTGTGAATGGAATCCACTCTATAAGCGCCCTGTATTTTTTGATGAAGAAGCAGGAAATTGTGATAATCCCATAAAATGGGGTGTGGGTTTCTCCAGGGCTGAATGGATGCTCTGTGATAAATGTGTGAAATTGCCTGTCTTTAAAAGGTTTAAATTTAGAACAAAAATAGAGCCAAAACCTATATTAGTGAAAGATGATTTTGAGCTATGAATAATGATATTCATTATAAAGAAAATATAGTAGAAGAAGAATTCATTCCTGTAAAATCAAAACCTGATGAATTAGAAGCACCAAGTGAATATGGAAAATTAAAAATTTCTTATATTGATCAGCTATCAGAAAAAGATAAATCTAATTTAGAAGAGGATTGTATTACTATCGTTTCCGGGAATACCTCCTTAAATGAATTAACTGCTATTATCAGAATAACAATCACTAGAGAGTATATTTTTGATAAAGATTCACCAAATCATCCCTATCCAGTCGCCACAAAGCCAAGTAAAAAAGTAAGATTCCTATATCCATGGCCAATATTGGTTGTGACTGGCAAAGAGCCTATTTCAAAGATTTTAACGCTGTGTGGAGCATTTAAAACAGGTGCAGCCGCTAAATCAGCAGGCTATTTAAAGCCTATTCCATTAGGATATAGTGAAATACAAGTTGGTAAAGCTTCAGGTATATATGGATTTACAAAAAGAAAATTTAGATTCTATAGAACCTAGTGCATATTCTGGGTGGATGGATTTGAACCACCGACCTGATGGCTCCAAACCACCCGCGCTAACCAAACTACGCTACACCCAGGTAAATGAATAATAACATATTTAGCCTTTTACGCAAAGAATCTGTTTTAAAGTGTGCACTATTTCTACTAAATCATTTTGAGCCGCCATGACTGCATCAATGTTTTTATAAGCCTTTGGTGTTTCATCAATAACATCTTGATCTTTCCTACATTCTACATTTTGAGTATCTAATATATGTTGCTCAAGACTGACCTCTCTTTTAGCCTGATTACGACTCATGACTCGACCTGCCCCATGGGAGCAACTTTGAAAAGATTCTGGATTACCAAGGCCACGAACAATAAAACTTTTAGCCCCCATGCTTCCTGGAATAATACCTAAATCATTTTTTCTTGCCCTCAGGGCTCCTTTTCTAGTAATCCAAACATTACTGCCATAATGATTTTCTTTAGCGACATAATTGTGATGGCAATTAATGGCAATATTCTGTATTTCTCTGGAGGGATCATATAATATAAAAGGCAGTTTTAGTTCTTTATGCACAACCTGCAAAACTTTCTGCATCATCCGAATGCGATTTTCAAGTGCAAATTCTTGCGCCCAATTTAATGCAGTAATATAATCGTCAAATAGTGCTGAGCCTTCTGAAATATAAGCTAAATCTTGATCTGGTAAACGAATGAACCATCTTTCCATATCCTTTTTTGCTTTTTCAATAAAATAAGAGCCAATCGCGTTTCCTATTCCACGCGAGCCTGAATGTAACATAACCCACACAAAATTAGATTCATCTAAACATATTTCAATAAAATGATTGCCTGTACCTAATGTTCCTAAATGACGAAAAGCACGCTGAAGAGTCCATTTTGATAAAAAAGAATGTTTTTCTAAAATTTCAGACAAAGTGACTTTTAAAAGAGAATCAATAGGCTCTTGAGCCTCTTTCCAAGCACCTTTATCATTAATACCGCCATTATCTGTACGGCCATGAGGAATGGCAGCCTCAATAGCACAACGTAATGAATATAAATTTTCTGGTAATTGCGAAGCAGTAATTGGAAATTGAATGGCCATCATTCCGCAACCAATATCTACCCCAACGGCTGCCGGAATAATAGCTCCTTTTGTTGGAATAACACTTCCTACAGTAGCGCCCATTCCCCAATGTACATCCGGCATAGCAGCAATATGATGATGAATAAATGGCATTTCAGCAATATTATTGAGTTGTTCAATAGCCTTGTTGTCAATCTCAACACCATCTATCCAGGCTTTAATAATATGCTTAGCATTTTTTGATTGTGGGAGAATTTGCATAATAATTCCTCATATAAGGCATTATTATAAAGAATTGCAATTGAAATGAAAAGGATTATTGTCGTAAAGTCATAATGGCATCATATAATGTTTTCTTGCAATCATCAATACGATTTGTCGTTTGGATAGCTAATTGATCAATTTTCTCTTCAATCCTTTTCTGTCGATTTTCGACATCGTCTTTCCAATCTTCTACCGCTTTTAATCGCGCATCAATACCCCGACCCCACCAAATGATGCTGCCAAATCCAATACCAATGGAAAGATAATTTGCTAAATCGGACGCTAGTGTATTACTCATACTGATAAAACCTTCATTATGATTATTAAATACATTTTTTACCATAATTGAGTTCCCCTGTCTATCGGAGATATCTTACAGTAAGTATACACTTTTTCCTACAAAGAAGGGCGTAAAATAATTACGCCCTTCTTTGGCTTAATTATTGCATTTGTACTTTAATGATAAAGTTTGCAGTATAAGTGCCAGACGTACCCCCGAGCGCTAATATCACACGGACACTGAATGCACCAGAAACAGTCGCTATACTGGTTAAACTACCCAAGGCAGTCCCACTCGTCACGACCACAACACCAGTTGCCTGAGTGGTACTAGTAAAAGCATTCGTCAATCCAGAGGGCAATACTAAATCAAATACAGCGGTCGCAGCACTTGCCGTAAAAGAGACAGTACCCGCTAAGTCCAAGAAATTACCATGCACCGTTGCATTTGTTTGAATAACTTGCAAGCCCGTCAATGAAGGACTGGTATTTCCGCTGACCGCAGAAATAGTCAGTCCAGTTGCCAATGCGGTAGGATCAAGTGGCGTAAATCCCGATGAATCACCATTAATGAAAGACATAAAAATTCTCCTATAGGTTTATATGACAATACAAGAAAAATTACTTTTTCTTCTTTTTTTTGCTTTTGCCCGCTTTACCAAAAGCAATGGCAATCGCCTGCTTTTTAGGGCGACCTGAGTTAATTTCAGTAGCAATATTCTCAGAAATTACTTTTTTACTTTTACCTGATTTAAGCGGCATACATCCTCTTATTGCGGTGCTAGAAAAGCAATAATATTAATAGTGGATGCCCCTGGATCAGCACTAAATACGATCGTAAGTTGATTAGGAGCGAGAATTTTGACGAAATCCACTACCGCTGGATTGGTTGAGGTGGCAATATTGGCAACTGCAATACTGGAAGTGGTCACCCCAGTCAATGGTACTGTGGCAGTCGCACTACCACCCGCATAACTATAATTGAACGCCTTAATATTAGATGCCAATTGAACATTCGTTGCCGTTATTCCAGAATTTGATGTCAATCCTGCTGTCCCATTCGCAACGACCAGATTCCCATTGGCTAAAGGAGCAGCGGCAACTAAAAAATTAGCTGATGCACTAGAAGGATCGGGAATAGTAATCGTACTTGCCTGACCCATTGCTGCATTACTAATAGTAGTTACTGTATCACCTGTATTAGCCACAGCCGTCACTCGTAAACTACCTTTTGCAGAAGTCGATGGGAAAGAAGCCACATAGCCAGCCGTGCCAGAAAGACCCGCTTGAAGATTGCCACCATGAATGGCTGTTCCAGAAGGGTCGCCAATTTGACCAACTGTATTAGTAAAGACGGCAAGATGATTAGTCACAACCGGTAATAATACATCTCCCCCGCTAATCGGCAATGGAATTAAAGTAATAAGGCCATTACTAAAAGTCGGAGTCAGAATTGCGTGAGTATCTGAATTTGCACCATAACTGACAAATATATAATCTGATGGAGACAGAGGATTGCCATCCAAAGAGGACGTGGTTAAATAACCTGCTTCTGTGATAGTTTCATATGAATCAGTACATAATAAACGAGCCAAACGAGGGCCTACGTTAATCTCACCAGGAAATATACTCGTAAACTTTAAAATTGCCATAAATGTTCTCCTATAATTATTCTTTTTTCTCTATCTCAGTCTGAGACTGATTTTTTTGATAATCCTGTACAGACTTCTGTCCTTTAGAAATCAATACTTTCTTTACTTCTTCGATATCGTCATGACAGAATTTACTATGAATTGCGCTACCAATGATCTTGATGATATCTTCTAAAAGATTCAATTCAATATTAATCATAATGGGATTTTCTAATATTTTTTTCATAAATATCTCCTAAATAATTTATATAAAAACTCTTCATTTATTCTGTTAATTCAGAAACAGAAATAATTGAAGCTGTACCAGAGCTAATTAATTGATATGATGAATTAGCGGGAACAGTGAATTCCAATGTTCTTTTTGTAGTTGCGGCTAATCCTGATAAGCTTTCTGTTGCTCTAGTCACATAGCCACTACCAGAGTCTATTTGCGCGTCTACTTCGGCGGCAATAACAAGGGTACTAGTTAAACTGACTATTGCCAGTACTTTCGTATCATTAGTAGAATTAGGTGAACGAGGAGTACTAAATGCCGGAGAAGAAACGGACTGCCAGGATCGAGCCGTATTAGTTTCCCAGCCTTTATCTTCAATTGTTGATAACAGATTATTGTCATCAATATCTAAAACAAATGAGCAGCCAGTATAAGTATCGATATTGTCAAATGTACCCACTATAGTGCATCTATAGTGTTTCCCGGTTGTGGTGTCTCGGACACGATCACAAATAGATAAAATACCACCCTGTCCCATGGTAATAGAACTACCGGGTAATCCACTAGAATCCCAATCTTGGGCAAGCGCAGGAAATATTGTAGACATAAATTTTCTCCTTATTTAAACAGCACTATATACGACAGTAAAAACGAGATTTCCACTGGTAGATGCTTGACTAACAGTCACCGCAGATAAAACACCAGCGGTTGAAAATGAACTAAAAGAAGCAGCACTAGAAGAAGCTCCTGCAAGCAATTCTAACATGCCGCTTGTGTATCCCAATCCACTGGTATAGCCTAAACTAGCGGCATAATAATTAGCGCCAACAGCTACCGGAAGATTCACAAATATCTGATTTCCAGCACCCGCCGAACCTTTTCCTGTCCATACAATTTGCGCGGTTGCAATGACTAGTGGACCAATTCGATAATATGCCCCCGCTTGGGTTGTCATTGTAAAATTATTTGTTCCGTCACCAATGGTTGGTGTCCAGGATGTGGGTGAGGTAGTTGTAGTTAAAACTTTTGAACTATCTGTCGTAACTATTCCAGATGCTGATTGCCCAGTAAGCGTTACGTTTTGAGCCACTACGCTGCCAGCAAATGTATTGACTCCTGTCGTTCCGGAACCAGGAGCCATTGATAACTGATTAGTACTATTTACATCATCTCGAATAATATAATTTGCTGAACTTGAACGTAGGCCAACACTCCAGCTAGCTGAACTTCCTGTTTCATAACGGACTCGATTACTTCCGTTGGTTTGGTCAAAACGATTTAAAACAAGATCGGCTTTATTTCCAACCCCCGTTACTGATGAGAGGGTTAAAACATTAGAACCATTCGCCGTGAAGATTACATTTGACGCGCTGACAAAAGTTGCACCCGTTAAAAGAGGTGCTGTAGTATATACAGGCGCAGCTCCGATTCCATTTGAAACGAGAACTTGACCGATTGCAACCGCAGCTAATTTATCCCATGTATTAGTAGCGGATGCATAGACAATATCGCCTGTTGTTGCTGTAGACAATCCTAAACCGCCTAATGTAGGTGGTAATGGGCTTGAAGAAGTAATATTCAAAATATTTGACATATATTATTGACCTACTTACGTAACTATTAAATTTAATCCTTGCGCTGGATAAACAAGCCATTTCCCAGAGGCAGAGTCAATGAAAGTAGCGCAGTCGGTTGCTGAACTGGTCGTAGAAACAATATTACCGCCGCCCGCACTTACTGCTGCATTAAATTGAATCGTATCGGAACCAGCCGCATTGACACGCCATCCCGAAGTACTCGCGGTAGATGCGCCAATGATTTGTATTGTTTTTCCAGTACCAGTGGCTGCTGGTAAAGTGCCTACCATTTGTCCACCCGCATAGGTGACTAAGTAAATCGTTTGTAAACTCATGGATTGAGTGGCAGTATTACTGGCGACAATGGCATTAATGCCCAGCGGTAATGCCGCACTAGCTAAATTTTTGCTGCCATCCGTGACTACCATGCTAGACGCTGTTAATCCTGAGAGATTCAGCCCTGTGAATCCTGGACTCAAGCCGGAAACAGTAGATGTAAGATTTTTGCTACCATCTGTTGCCACAAGAGCGGACGCGCTTAAGTTCGGTAGATTTATATTCCCAGAAGTGTCCCAAGAAAATGATGTGCTCGGTGTTACTGAATTTCCTGCCGTGCCGCTAGGCGCATATTTTAAAGCGCCACTACTTGTTCCTAGTTCAATAACAGAAGCCGCTGCACTCGCTGAATAATGATAGTCATTTGATGTAGCATTCCAATCTAAATTATTGCTAAAAAATGTATTTCCAGAACTCGTAGCGCCTATATTTTTACCGCTACCACCTAAATTGATATAATTTCCATCTGATAGTGAACTTCCGAAAGAGAAAGATGGTGTAGTGCCAGCAAGTGCCGCACCTGCAACGTTTGCGATGGAAAAAGTACCAGCAATGGCAGCAGACCCGTTCGTTGCGGATAAAACCGTTGTCATTGTTGCTGTATTACCCGCCGTACCGGAAGGAGCTGTCGATACAATAAATCCGCCGACACTTAATTCTATGGCGTAACCAAATGCACTCGTCATGTATTTGTAGGTACCTGTGGTGCCATCATAGTCTAAGTTTTTTGTAAAAAATTGTCGCCCTGAGTTTGTTACGCCGAGCGCTCCGTTTGTGCCAAAACGCAGGTAACTTGCATCTGAATAATTGGAAGAGATATCAATAATTGGAGTTGTACCAGATATTGCAGAAGCACTTGCGCCTAAAACCAGGGCGGAGGTTGAGCCGCCTCCTCCCGTTAGAGCAGCAGTAGAGACGGACGGAGCAGATGAATAAGCCGGGACGACACCGACTCCTCCGGATACCAAAACAGAGCCGGTAGCAACATCAGATAATTTTCCTGGCGTATTGGTTCCCGACGCATAAAAAATATCGCCAGTTGTGGCCGTACTAAATCCGAAGCCGCCATTAGCGAAAGGGACTGTACCGGAGGAAGTTAAATTTTTACCGCTATCTGTGAAAACAGGAGAGGTCCCAGTTAACCCGCTTAAATTCAATCCAAACGCACTTAGCGTATTATTGCTGGGATTAAAAGTGAATCCCGTGGAAAGATCAGGTGCCTGAT